CTGGAAACCGTAGCGATCATTGGATAGGCTCTGAGGATTCATATGGAGTTGATATAGCAGGATTTGATGAAGTAACAGGAAATGAAATTGGGGACACTATAGGAGATCAAGTATTTTTAACTTCAATGAAATCAATTGGACATAAACCAGTTACAAAAGGCGGAGCATTTAATAAAACGGTTGACGATATACGTTATCAAATTCTTTGGAGAACAAATATAGGTGGAAATCATTATAATCATGTACATATAGGAGCAAGAAACGATAGTTTAGATTTTGATTCAAATAAAAGTGTTTATAGTAAAGAAAATGTTACACAAGCACAAGCAGCTTTAATAAAGATGGCATAGATGGAAAGATTGGAGCTGTTACACGTAAAGCAATAAAAGATTTTCAAAAAGATAATAATTTAAATCAGACGGGAGATTTAGATCAACAAACAGCTGTTGCTTTATCTAAAGCAGCACAAACTAATAATCAAGATGATCAGTCAGTAGATAATCAAGATACAAATATTGATTCTAATAAATCAAATGAAATAGTAACAGTTGAGACGAAAGGTGGAGCTAAATATATAGGTACTGTATTTGGATTTAATGACTATGATAAAGGAGTATGGATCACTTCTAATCGTACCGTAAGATGGATAGGTAAATGGAACGGTTATATGTTAGAATCTGGGATTAAAGACATTGCTGGAAAAAGAGATGTGTTCGAAGGAGATAGATTAGTTGGTACATATGATGCAGCTGGTAATTTAACAGCTGGAATTGAACTAAGAGGGTATTGGAGCGTTAATAGAAAAGAAAGAAATGAAATATATACATATGTATATGCCTCTGATCCAGATAAAAAAATATATGATTCAACAGTTGACGGAGAATACCAAACTAATATAAAACAATTTCCATCAGATCAACAAGCAGTTATACAGGCAGCAAAAGATGCCAAATCTGCTTTAACAGATATAGATCGAGAAACTATAAAATTTTTATGAGAAGAAATCATTGGCACACCGCTAACAATAAACAACGCCAAGCGGCATATAAATATGGATATCGGTCTGGTTTAGAACTAAAGGTTGCAGATCAGATAAAAGAAGCAAAATATCCGGTAAATTATGAGAAAGAAACGCTACACTACGTAGTTCCACAAAAAAATTCGAAATATACACCGGATTTTCTTTTCACAAAAAAGAATGGTAAAACAATGTATATTGAGACAAAAGGTAGATGGACTAGTGTTGATAGACAAAAAATGAAGCATGTATTAGCTTCAAACCCAGATATTGATTTACGAATGGTATTTCAGAATCCAAACCAAAAGATATCTAAAGGATCTAAAACAACGTATGAAATGTATGCAAAAAAGTTAGGTATTGAATATGTAGCAAAAAAAGAAATACCTACAGAATGG